TCAATAATTTCTAATTGATATGGTTTAATAACGATATTGTCAAATAATAAAGTAGCGGTTTTAATTTCATCTGCATTATTTGAGAAACCGCCACCTGTATCACGTATTCCTAAAAGCATTGGCGAAGTAACTCTATGCCCTACAACTAATTTTTCAAAACATTCTTTAGATAAGTATTCGTAGTGTGCAGGTGCATCGTTTAATGGTATATCAATTACCTCTGTTGCTTGTTCTTTATTGTTACTAAAAGAAACGATTGTTTTTTGTCCTTTTGCACCTGTTACTTTACGTTTTACATCGTTAGCGATTTCCTCACGTTTTTCTTCAGGTGGTATTCCATTATTGAAATTAATAATCTTTGTACCACTGAATCCGTTTTGTACATCGTTAATTAAATAATCAGATATTTCTTCTTCTAACTTTGCGTAAGGTAACGCACCGCTGTAATCAATAGGCGTGTAATAATGATATCCACTAACGTATGGCTTAAGTACAAATATTTCAACATCTTTTTTATTACCAAAACCAAAAGCAGGTATTCTTTTTACCTCATCGTTAGGTTTCTTTTTACTCCAATCAGGGTGGTAGTACCAAGCCTCAATTTCGCCTTTATCATTGCATTTTTCTGCTCGTAAAGTATGCATAGGGAAGTGGTCTATAAAAACTACATTGCCTTTATCATATCCAACTTGAATAGCAGCCATTCCTAAAAGTTTACGTTCTAAACCTATTTTCTTTAAACAATTAGGTTTAATCATTGAAACCATTTTAGCGTACTCGTCAGGCTTTTTATTGCTATCTAACGCATCAATTCCTTTTCCGTATATCATATTAGAAATACCTGTAATAATAGCGTTATTTGTATTGCTATATAGGTAACGTTCAATAAGAAAATTAAAATAGTTGTTGTCAGAACCGTACTCTACAAAGTCGCCTTTTTTACTTTCGTTTATTTGTGGGCTTGTATAAGCACTTAAATTTACTATATGAAACATATTATTCAAATATTTTGTATTCGTTAATTGTGGTGTGCTGTATGTATTGGTCTTTGTTTATTGTGTATTCTGCAATAGTTTGATTTGTACAGAATATTTTATCTCTATAAACTTTTACACCATCGTAACCTAAAGTATTTAAAAAAGTCATTAAACAAGCTTTTGCTTCAAATACACCACCATCTAAAATTACTCTGTTTTCTAAATCTTCTGCAACTGTTTTGTAAATTTCAATAGTGTATGTTTTTTCATTTACTATTGGTAGTAATATAGTTGCAGTAGAATAATACGAGTTAGCTACAAAATCTGCAAATAGTGTTACAGATATATTTGTTTCTTCATCCCTCAATACAATCATATCACCAGCATCGCCATCTAAAATAGCGTTTATTGTGTGCGGTGTAGTTTGCTCTTTTAAGATTATCATATTACTTTTATTTAAAAACAAAGAAATCGATTTTTTGTTAAAGCAAAAAAAAGCGTATCAATTAAGATACGCTTTTAAAATTAATTATTAATCTAATTTATGAACCAACTACTACTGTAAATCCTGCAGCAGTTAAAGTATCACCAATAAAGTTAGCAGGTACTTTTTCTTGTCCTGTTAAAGACAAAGTATATCCTGATAAATCACCCATTGCACCACCTGTTACTACAGTACCACCTGTAACATCCATTCCGTTTTCTAAACCTGCGTAAAAGAAGTTACCGTTGTTATCTTCTACAATAACTTGCGGTCTACCATAAGATAAAAGTTTTAATTCTTTGTGGTCTTTTGGTGTTAATTTTTTAAATGTTATTTCTAAAACTTGCTCAAAAAACGTTGTTCCGTTTTCTCTTGAAGCAGTTATATTTTGCGTAAAAGTTGAAGCACCTTTTAATTCGTATTTGTAAGCTGTAGGCGTACCACCAACTGCATCGATTACATCTGTATTCGTTGCATCGTAAGTGTACGTTGTAGCATCACCATAATTAACGAAATAAACAGCTTTTAAACCCCCTACTGAATTTTTACAAACTTCTTTACGCCCTAGTGTTAAATCACAACTCATATTTTTTTAGTTTAAAAAGAATAGGCGGTGTTTATGCACCACCTATTCAAAGTTATTTATTAATTAAAATTATGCTGGAGTGTAAAGTACAATTTCAGAACCGATACCGTAGTTTACTGAACCTGTCATTCTCATTACAACTCTTACATTTTGTGATCCATCGATATCTGCCATATCAATTACTTTAACTTCGTTTTGGTCGTTTAATAAACCTGTAGCAAAGAATAAGTTAGATTTTTGAGCAGCCATCATATAGTTGTTAGCCAATCCGTTTGCAACGAAAATTTTAACACCATCGAAGTAAACATCTCCAATAGTTTGATTGTTACCTTTTCCATCGTAACCATTAGCACCTAAACCATCTGCACCAAATCCACCTAAAGCACGTACATACGCTCTGTAAACGTTTTGAGAAACGTAGATAGATAAATCTTCTTTTCCGTATAATACAGCAGGAATAGCATCTACCACTTTACCCATTTCAGCTAATACGTTAGCAGCAGTAATAGTAGTACCAGCTACATCGATAACAGATGCATCAGCAGTAGCCAAAGGTACAAATCCATCAAATTGTCCTGCAGTAGCATTAGCACCTCTCCAAATGTTTACTTCCATTGCTTCAGCAACTTTAGCTGCTACGTGTGCAATTAAGTAATCTGCAAAAGCAGGTGGTAAAGAGTCAAAAGCAGAGTAACCCATAGATACCGCTTCCCAATCTGAACGGAAATCTTTTTTACAAAGTTGTAAGTTTACTTGAAATTCTTCAGGTTGTAAAATTCTTTCAGTTAAAGTAACTGTAGAAGTAGCATCGAAATCACAAGTTGCGTTTTTTAATAACGCATCTGTAGCAATTCTTTTGATTACTTCTTTAAATTTAATGTTTGGTCTAACTTCGATACCACCTTTTTCGATAGTGTTAGCCGATAATAACGCTGCAGAGATATATTTTTTTGCAAATTCCCCAGCGTAAGTTGTTGTAATACTTGTTGTTGTTGGCATTTTTTTTTATTTTTTAGTTAGCGATTTTTCTCATTACTCTGTCTAAAGTAGTTTCTTTTCTACCTTGAGCATATAAATTTAGTTTTACTTCAGATCTAGCTTCTGGATTGTGTGTTAAGGGTTGCGTAGATAACTCTACTTTTTCTTCAACTTCTTCAACAACTACTTGTTTTGCTAATTCTGTTTTTAGTGTTTCGATTTCAGCTTTTAAAGCATCTACTTCTTCTTGTGAAAAGTGCGACTCTTTAACTGTGCTTTCGATTACTTTTTTAGGTGCTGTAGTTTGTGCTGCTTCAACTTCTTCTTCAACTGCAGGTGCTTCCTCTACGGGTGCTTCTTCTGCCATTTCTCGAATTTCTTTGATTTCGCCCTCAACTTCAACAACTAAAATCATTCCGTTATCAAGAGTGTACTCGCCAATAGGCAATGCTACTCTATCTTCATTGTTGACAATAAATACTGGTTGACCTGCGTCGAAGATTTCTGCTTCGATTACAGTACCATTATCTAATGTCATTTGCTCAAGTTTGATTTCCATACCCAGCAATTTTTTGATTTCTGTAATTACGTTTGACATATTTAATTAATTTTATTTAAAAACATTAATACTAAATACTTGTTGTATTTTTGTATTAAATAGAACGTAAAGCAGCTTCAATTTGATTTGAAACTTTACCTACAATTCCACCAAAATCTTTTGCTTCATCACCCCTAACTCTAAATAATCTTTCAGCTTCAGGAATACCTAAATCTTTTGCTTTGTTTGCTGCATCAATAGATAAACTTAATGCTTTTTGATAATCAGAAGTTAAAGACAATAAGCCTTCAGATATTTTTAAACCTTGTGCGATTAAACTTCTTTGTTTAGCTAAAGCACCATCTAAAATTTTATTAATATCATCAATAGCTGCTAAATCAATTTTATGCGTTCCTAATTCAGTTTTAGTAAATAACTTACTTAACACTAATTTTTCTGTTGTCATTTTATCCTCTTGTGTTAGTTATTGTTCTTGGTTCGTTTGTGTTTGTAACTATTGCATTTGATTGGTCGGACTCTCTGCCAATACCTTGATGCAATAATTCGCCATTACAGCATTCTTTGCTATAGGTATCATCATCGCATAAGCAACCACGATTACCACCTACTGGACTTGTCTTACTTTTTGTGTTCTGACTCATAAATAAGTTTTTTAATTTGGTTAATAATTTCATCTTTTCTATTTTGTTTACTTAATTCTTTTTTAGTTTCTAATTTGTCGGCAAAATATCCTTCAAGGCTAAACCCTTTGACTTTTCCTGTCTTGACAAAATCGTTCCAAATGTTATCATCTTCAACTTTTACCGAAGCCATCCACGTACCAACAGGAACGCTTAAATTATAGATAGCACTTTTATCCTTTTGAGTATCCTCAACTATCCAACTTTCAACAACGGTTAAACCTTGTATTTGTTTATCGTGTTCTAAAGTCCAATTATTTTGATTACCATTTTTAAAGAATAATTGACTTGCTTTGTTTACTGTATCTTTTGAAAAGTAAATATAATATTCATCTTCGCCATTTCTTCTAAAAATTGGCTTTTCAGGAATTAAAACTGCACCCATTAAAATACGTTTTTCAGTATCTACTTGTGCTAATTTGATTTCTTCAGATTTTAAAGCCACAAAGTTCGATTGAATAGCAGGGTTTTCTACTACGCTAATAGCATCAACACCACTTAAATCGTCTTTTTCATCTATGATTAATTCTATTAAATTCATTTGCTTTTATTTAAAAACATTAATATTTATTTTTTGTATTATTTTTTATCCTAAACTTGCGTTATTTACTATCGACCTATCTAACGCTTGTTGGCTTGTAACTTGGTTTGCTACTACGAATGCTTGTACTGGTTGCTGTTGTCCTAACGTTGCAGCTACTTGATTAATTCCTGTGTTTCCTACTACGTTAAATTGTGGAGCAGGAGCAGGTGCAGCAGCTTGTCCACCACCACCACCAACATTACCACCACTCGGAGCACCACCACCACCTAAAGCGGCTAAACCTTTTGCAGTCGCTGCTATATTTGCTGCAATACCAATACCTGCACTAACAGTATTTATAATTCTTGCTCTAATACCATAAGTAGGGTCTACCGCATTTAATGGTGAAGCAGCAGCTACAGCGTTAGCAGTTTGAGTATTCACAATAATTTTTGCAATACCTAAAGCACTTTCTGCAATCATAGCACCCTTTTGAATGCCTTTGTTTTTTTCAAACAATCCTTTTATTAAATTAATACCTTGCGATGCTACATCAAATGAAGCGTCTTGTATTGCTTTTTTTGCTTCTGCTTCTGCTTGTGCAATTCTTATTTTTTCTTCTGAAAGTAATTTTTCATCATCTAATTTCTTTTGAGCGTCTGCTTTTGCTTTTTCATCTTCTGCTAATTTCTTTTCTGCATCTTCAGCAGCAAACCTATCTGTTAATTCTTTTTCTTTTGTACGTTGTGCTTCTTTTAACGCAGTTGTATCTTGTCCGTATTTTGTAGCTTCAGCAATTAAGTTTTTATATTCCTCTTGTACTTGTCTTAATTGTTCTGCTCTACGTTCTTTTTCTGTATCAATTTCGCCTTGTCTAATACGTTCTAAAGCATCGGCTTTGTCTTTAGCGTCTTGTATTTCTTTATCGTTAGCTTCTTTTCTTTTAGCCGCTGCATCTGTACTCGCTTGTTTATCAATTCCTTGTAATGATAATTGCATCCCTGCTTTATCATTTTTAAGTTTCTCAATATTTTTTAAACTTTCTTTTCTTGTTGCTTCTGCTGCTGCTTTTTCTGCTTCAGGATCAAATATTAAACTTGAACCCTTGTCTAATATTTTGCTAAATCCAGCAGATAAACCAAAATCTTTTCCAATAGCCGAACCAATACTATCAATAGTTTTTAATACTGCTTGAAACGGAATAGATAAAAATTCAAGTGTACCTTTTAATATTTCTTTGTTTCTTTTTGCTGCTTCAATTTGTGCCTTTGCAGTTATATCATTTTGCACAATTTGATTTTCAGTTGCTTTAATTACTTGGTCTGTTTGAGCAATTTTAAGTTTTAAAATATCCTTTTCGCTCTTACCTTGTAATTTAAGTACGTTATCTTGGCTACCTATTGTGTCAAGTTTCTTTTGCTCTGCATCTAAATTGGCTTGCGTTTTTTCATTTAAGGCTGTTTGCTCTGCACTTACTCCATTAACCGCTTCTTTGATATCATCCCAATAAGCAACAACCGCACCCAAAGCAATTAACAAAACACCAATACCTGTTGCAGCAATTCCTGTTCTAATACCACTTAATGCGTTTTTTGCAACAGCTCCCATTTGTTTGAAGCTGTCGATACTTTCTCCTAAACCTTGAAGTCCTTGCGAAAGTGCCATTGCAGCTTGTAAACGTACCATTGTTTCCTGTAGGTTTTCACTTTGTACACCTGCTAACGCTAAACTACCCTCGACTGCACTAAAACCACTTGCCACACCACTTAACGAACCACTTAACGCATTAAATTTAGCATCAGGATTGAACGCATCGGTTAAGGCTTTTGCATCGCCAATAGCGTCTTTTAATTCCCCTGCACGTTTAGCAGCTTCAATAGCTTCTTTAGAAGTAGCACCGAATTTATCAGATAACTCCGCTACATCTGCTTGTGCTTGTCTTAATTGACTTCTTAACGATTGCGTGGCTTTATCTGTTTGCTCAATAGAATTAGAAATATTATCAATTCCACTTACTGCACCTTGACTGCTTACATCAATTTCTATTGTCTTTTTAATTGCCATTGCATTGCTTTTTTAAGTTCCTTTAAATTTTCAGGTAGTTTGTTTTTTCCTTTTGCTATATCGATTAATTCGCTTTGTCCTAATTGTGCATAGGGTAGCATATCTAAAATATTCTTTATCATTACGCTGTTTGTGTTATTACAATTATATCGTTATTATTGCTTTCTATACTATAAATCTTTTGCGTTCCTGTAGTGTTTGCTTTTGTGCTTACTTCTACATAATCAGCACCATTTGTTATAGTTATTATTTGTCCAGTTGGATCGTTTAAAATACTCCACGTCAAAGGTTCTCTGCTTGTTGTATTTATTCTAAATGTTTTAGAAGTATTATCCAATGCAACAAAAAGCGAATTATTAAATGTTAAAGTTCTAAAATCTTGTATCAATTCAAACTTACTTTCAAACGTGTCTAAATCCGTAGTAAAACTATTTATAATATATCTTTTATCTCGTATTACAATTCTATCGTTTAAACGCAACGCTAATAGCTCTGAATAAGGTAAACGCATTGCAACTTTTACCATTCTTGACTTTAAAGAATATAAGTTGTTTAAATAGTCAAAATAATAATCTTTAAATAATGTATTTGAAATTGCGTTTAATGTGTATGTACTAAATTCAACACCCCAATTTAAAGTATGTATTTCAGATTGATAGTTTACATCCTGCCCCATAACATTGTAATTTGTTATATTGCTTGTTGTAGTTCCATTGTTAAAATAAAAATCACAACTTGTATTTTCGTATTGATATAATATTACTGGTTTTGGTATGTACTTTGTGAAATCACTTTTTAAAGAATAAGCAACTTGTAAATTTTCACCTGTAAATTTATTAAACATTAAATTTTCAAATGGTAGTTTAATATTGTAATCTGAACCATCGTTATTAAACGGATAACTTAAATTTCCATATTCTTTTTGATTAGCATTTGAATAATTTTTATTTAAAAAACTTTCACTTTTCTCGTATTCAAAATTTACTTTCTTGTATGGTTTAATTCTTTCGTAATCAAAATCTGTGACGCAATATTCTGAAAAGTCTTTTATACCACCTTGATAGTACCAGTTTTCCAATTGTTCTAAAGTATAATTTTCTTCATCAAAACTAAACGCTGTAAGATTAAACATTTTTAAAATACCACTAAAGAAATCCGATACTTTCATATCAGGCGTAAAACTTGGTAAATCTAAATCTGACGTAATTGTACCATCTATAACTAAAGCATCAGAAGTAATATTTACAAGTGTATTAGTTGTTGAGTCGTATTCTTGTACTATACCATATATACTTCCTGAATATGTACACGCTTGAGCCGTGCTTAAATATATTTTATAAGTTCCGTTTATATTACCTGCACTAATATTAATTGCTGTGCCTGTACCATTTAAAACATAATAAAAAACATCATCTTTAAAAATGCTTACCTGCCAATTTGTAGAAACTGACAAAGTCAATAAAACAGCACCACCTGCATAAGTATTACCACCTGTAAGATTATTGGTATTTATAACATAGTAATCATCATATATTTCAAATACTGAATTTTGATTGCTTATATTTTCATAATTCAATAATAATTTTTTACTTAATGGAGTAAATGCATCCTTATTTTTTAACCATAAATAAGCTTTTTGGAATCTTGATTGTGTTAAAAAGTTTCCGTTAAAATTTATATTGTATTTACTTTCTATTGCATCAAATATTCTGGCTACTTTTAATGCAGGGAATAATTCGGTGTAATGTATGCGGTGTGAATTTTGACTAATATCTTGTGAGCCACCACCACCGTACTGCCAAACCCTATTACTTGAAATTAATGGGAATAAAACATTACTATCAGATGTAGTTGTAATTTTATCTTTTACTACTGCACCTGTGTAATTGATAGTGTAATCGTTTAACGTTTCTAAATCTTTTAATTTATCCTCACCAAATTTATCCGTTAAAGATTTTAGCACTCCATAAAAAGTAAGTTTATAATCTTCAACACGATTATTTTTTACACTTGCACTTTCTAACTGCCATTGCCCTGTTCTAAATACTTGCGTATCAATTTCAATATATCCTTTATATCTTTGTCGTTGGTCGAAACCATTGTCTAATGCGTTTTCGTACCAATGTTTAAATATACGATTGTTTGTTTCACTTGCAGGAATAGTAAACGATTGAGAATAATCTGTAAATACTTTTGATATATCGTTTATGTTTTGAATAGAAGAAGTTAAACTAATTTTTTCATCATCAAATAACTCAATACGTTTTGCAGTTGTTACATTACCAAACGAACCGCCCAAATCGTTTATAGCTTCTACGCAACAACCAAACGCTTCAAACGTTCCACCATCTGCAATAACACGACTTTTAAAAGCGTTTACTGTAGTATTAGTATTACTTCCGTAATCTTCGGTGTATATGTATAATGCAACTTTCATTATATTACATCGTTTATAAGTCCGTAGTTAAATTCGAAATCAATTTCGTAGTTTATATTCTTATCTTTTAAATGCGTTTTATATTCAGTACTTTGACTTTTAACTATTGCAGGTTTGCCATCTAATAAAACAACTTCGCTTAAAAGTAGATCCTGAATTAAATCGAAATAATTTTCATTAACCCAACCTGTGTTACATTTTACTTTTCTTTTACCTTGTTGGTTAAACGTTCTTTTCTGCCCTTGTAACGCATTATAATTTACGTTGCTTGGTAGTAGTTGAAATTCTTTATTTGTTGTTTCTATGCTTTGCGAATTAGCTTTAAAGAATGTAAGATATTGCCAACCACCAAAACGATTTATAAACGTGCATATAATTGGTGTGTATTTTGGTTCGCAAAGTTCTGTAACTTTTAAACTAAATATTCTTGGGTTTGTGTAAGGTGCATAATCTAAAAAAGCATTTCCGTAAATTGGTAACTTCCATAATGAAAATTCTGTATTATCAAAAAATTGACTTTCATTTCCATTACTCCAATAAATACCACTTTGAACATCTTCTATAAAAACATTAATATAATTGTTTGCAGAACTTTTATAGTATGTAATATTTGTGTTTACTAATGGTGTTGCAGTAGCTACATTTGATTGATTATATCCATTTGAATATTGCGTGTAACCATTTAAGCAAACAAAAGTCTCAGTATCTAAAAGCGTTGCTGTAGTATTTACAATCTTATATCTTTTTACTTTGCAATAGCACCACGTGTTATTTTCTTCTTGCGTTGGTACAGTTACAGAAGTTGGTGCAATAGGTTTAATATATTCCTTTGCATAGTTTGCTATATTATAATTCGTTTCTGTTTGCTCTACGCTTGGAATGTTTTTAGTTAAAGTATATGTAGGCGTAGTTGGTTCGGTTGTTCCTTTGTTCCAAATAAATACTTCAATTTTACTTCCTGTTTGCCCTGCTTCATCTATTGTAATAAAGTACGGACTTCTAACAAATATCTTTTTCATTTCTTGTTAATTGTATATTGTAAAAATTGTTCAACGTCTAAACCGTATGCTTCAATTAATTCATCAGGCAAACGTTCAAACGCTTTCTCAAATGGTTTTGTAAAAAATAAACTGGGTTTAACTCCATTCTTAAAAATACCTTGCCTAACTAAAAACGCTGTGCTTTGATAACTCATTAATTTACCATCTTCTTTTCTAAATTGAAAACGTCTTTTCTTTACCCACTCGGTAATAGGTTTCAAAGGCGGTCGTTTTGTTTTGTAGCTAAATGGTGTGTTATATTTTCTTTGCGTTCCTGAAACTCCTTTGTCTTGAAACTCCCCGTAATTTTCCATTAAGAAAGCCATACGAAAACTATTTGCACCAACTTCAATTTGGCTATCTAAACTATTGTATAACTTTTTATCTACGTTTTTACCGCCCTTTGTTAAATTACTTCTACTTTGTTGTATAACGTACTTTGCAAACGAATTAAGATATCCTTTTGTATTTTTGTTATCTAACATATTGTACCATCGTTTTTAACGCTTACATCAAATGTTAAAGCCCAACCTGCTAAATCGTTTTCAAATCTTTCAGTAAAAGGTTCAAAACTTGGATTGCCTGTTAGTTCCCAGTAATCATCACGCAAATCACCACGATTTAACCTATCCATTACACGTATACCAACTGCTAATTGCGTGTTCCAAATATCAATTTTATTCGTTTCATCTTTTTGGTTTAATATATCCATCATTAAGATAGTAATATTAAATTGAATTACGTTGCCTAAATGCGTTGCAGTGTTTACCATTATATGCGACAAAGGAAACATTGTACGCTTGGCTAAATCTACTTCGAATATGTCACCCTCTGTAGCTGTGTTTACAAAAGGTTCTTCAAGTAACGCTTCTTTAATCTTATTTATAATGCTATACACCATTTCGTTTTATATTTGCTATTTCTATTTCAGTTTTTTCTTTTTCAAATGTAAGCCACGTTAGACATTCGTGTAGTGAAAGTCTTGTAACTTCGTTAAACTTTGTAAGTTCTCCTTTAGCGATTCCATATATTGATTGATACCAACCCCATTTGGTAGCAAATTGGCTTTCTCTTGAATAGTCTCCGAGTGTTCCGTTGCTGCTACTTGTAAATAGTTTATCATAGCGTTCAGTAATTCGTTGCTTAAATGGTAAAAAAAAACCATTGCACCAAATACAACATCCAAAGGTGCGAACTTCATTACTTCAGCATATTGTTCCGTTCCGTTATAATCTTCAATTAGATACAAACCTTTCACATCTTTTTTAATTGGTCTAAACATTACCGCCATTGCTTTGTGCCAGTCGCTTACGTCTTTTAAATACGAATCCAAATCTACATACTCGCCAAAAGATATATTTTCTAAATTAGGAATGAAACCAAATTGTTTTCCACCTAATTCAAACGTTTGTTTAAATAGTTGCTTCTTTGCAAATAGTTCGTTTAAATGCTGTAATACTTCATTAACCGAATTATAATTAATCTTTGCAATATCTTTTAATGGTAGATTACAAAATATTTCTATTGTCTTTTGATTTACAAATTCAGATGCTTCGTTATCCTCAATTAGTTTAGTGTACTTTTGGTACTGCTCTAATCTGATTTCGTTTAGCGTTTCAGGTATTTCTATTTGTAGCTTCATATTCATTTATTTAAAAACATTAAAGTTGGTTTTTTGTATAAAGTAAAAACAAAAGCCAAACAATTTAGTCTGGCTTCTGCTCGAGCAGGGACACCCCACTCCTTTTAAATTTGATTTGTTGCTACTTTATACAAATGTACTAATTTTTTTATTTCTCCTACGTTTCTTGGCATATTAATTTTAACGTGTTTGCCTGTCTTTTTTAATATGTATACTTCTACCATATAAATCATATCACCGTATGTAGGGTTAGTAGACATAATAGTTACCTTTGTTTGGGTTGTCTAAATGATATGTAACGTTGTAACGTATTGCATCGATAGCGTGGTTAAAATCATCGATATATAATTTACTGCCTTTATTCAGATATGCATAGTTATTAAATTCCTTTGCTATGTTACTGCTATCTGTATCAACTATAATATCAAAGTCAAGCATTAAAGTAACACCGCTTTCAATAGTACCTTTTTTTATTGGTTCGATGTTTAATCCTTTGTGTGCTAAATCACTTATAAGTCTTTGCTCTGCACTATCTGCTATTATTAATTTATTGGTTGCTTTGTCTAAACATATCTTTGCTAAATCTTCCATTCGTAAACCATTTTGGTACAAATGCTCTTTAACGTATATCTTTTTATGGTCTTTGTCAATAGCTACTTCAATTAAAGTATCTGGATCTATAGAAAATCCAAAATCCAATCCAAACGAAGTAGGTAAGTTATTCGGATTGAATGTACCAAAACTCCAATTATTAAATACAACGCCCTCTGCTTTATCTAACCAACCCCCTAAAATTTGATGCTTATACTTTTGTGGGCGTCTTACTTTCATATCCTCAATCTGAAGTATAAAAGATTGTGAAAGGTTTTTGTAGTTATCCTCGTAAGTTGTATGTATGTACGTTGTATCTCCTTTAACCAAGTTACTACCATCAGCAACCCCTTTACTTTCGTAGAACCTTTTGTAAATAAAATGCTCTTTTGTAGCAGGGTTTAAAACTAATATAACTCTATTCTGTACGTTCTTTGCACGAATAGAAAAGTCTATCTTGTCGAAAGTATCTTCATCGTTAAGTTCTTCTGCTTCATCTAATACCCACGTGGTTACTCCTGCAAGTGATTTCAAGTTTGCAGTTTGAGTTCCTGAACTCGTTTTGATACCTTTAAATAAGATTTTAGAACCTGTTTTTAAATTTATGATTTCATCTTTAGTTATAGAAAAATCGTTGTTTAAATTAGCTGTTTCAATCTTATCAATAAATTCAGGTATAATAGATATATGTGCTGATGTAAGTGTATAACGTGTAAACAAAATAACGTGTCCTACTTCATAAGTAAGAAGTAATAAAAATGAATTAAGGGAGTAAGATTTTCCAGAACCCCTACCCCCTGTAATTACAAAGTATCTACTATCTGAACCAAGTAGTTTATATTTATTGTTTAGTGTTATCAAACTTAAATAATTCTTTTATATCGAAATTATTAATGTTGTGCGTAGTTTCAACTGTTTCTTTTGGTTTCCCAAATATATGCTCTGCAATAAATATCTGACCTCTTTGGCTATCTAATAACTTATCTTTAATAAAAAGTATTTTAGCAGCATCATCTTTATCCGTTTTATATAATTCCTTTAAAGCGTTTACAAAAAGATTGTTTACTTTTTCTTCTTCTACTTTAGGTTTTCTACCCGCAGATTTGTTACCTCCGTTGTATTTTCTTTTATCTTCCATAAATCAAAAAAGTATTCATTATTGATTATACGCTTAAATCATATACTTGTTTAATCTCTCCGATGTATTCTCTCCAACAACTTGCACAACTTGTATCTTCTAAACTAATATTAAATATGTTTTTATAGATAGCTTTTAGTTCTCCTTGTGCTTTAATTGTAATTGTATCAGGGTTACGTTCAAAGAAGCTGTTAAGATACTCCATATCTTTTTCGTTGATACATTCAACTTTTTTATAACTCCAAAGTTTATTAAGTGCTTCTTTTCTTTCTTCACATTTGCAATCAATACCTGTTACTTCAGATATTACATCTACTACTGCTTTTATTCCTGTGGCTTTTGTTACTTTCTCTATAGTATCGCCAATCCCTTTTGATTTTTTAGGTCGTGCCATATTTTATAATTATTTATTAAAAAAATCTATATATTGTTTTGCTTGATTAATTGCTTGGTTTATGTCTGTTAGTTTTTTACCATCATTACATTCACCTAAATTTAATGGTTGCCATTTACTGCCTTTTCTATAAATATAACAACTTATTGATTTATCCTCTAATTTAGAAGATACTATTTTACTATCTTTGTATATTATTTCTTTTATCATAATTCTAAATTGTTATAATCTTCTTGAAATAATTCTCTTAATTTTTTCTTGTGTGCTTTTAATGAATGGAATATAGATACAAAACTTATACCAGTTTCTTTTGCTAACTTTCGCATTGACATATCACTATCACGATACAATGTAAATAGTTTTTTATCGTATGCATCCCAACTGTTTACTTCAGCTTCGCATAATGTTCTGAAACGATACCAATCTAATTCAACTGTTTCTGTAAAATCTTCAGTTGTTTCGCTATCTATAAAATCCACTACTATAAATTTACCTTTGTAAAGTGAAAGGTATGTATTTCTAATTACAATAAATAAATAGTTTTTGTTAGGTTTACCATTTATAAAACATTTTTCTTCGGTGGCGTACATTGCTAACTTTATATAAGCATCCTGTACTATATCCTCGGCATTATTATTATCAAATAACTTTGCCATTTCAACCAAAAGCTTGTGGTATTTAAAAAGTTTTTCTAACATACAAAAGCAAATGTAATAAAAAAAACCGAACTAAAAATTAATTCGGTTAAAACTTTTATCTACAATCTCCTACTTTTGGAATTTCTGCTGTAAATATTGTGTTATGTGTTTTTTGTCTTTGTATGTGGCTGCAGTCATTTATTGTAATGTAAACTGAATGATATGTAGTAGCAGGGTTTTGTGGGTTACCTACTACGTTAAAAGTGTTTACTTCTACTACTCTATCACAATTACAATCAACTGGTGTAGTTGGTGTTGTTGGTGCATCATCTGTTGAACACGCTACCATTCCAATAGCTAATGTTACTAATAATAATATCTTTTTCATAGTTTTAATTATGTTTGTTTAAAAAATTTTCAATTGTGCTATCGCTTAAACAATAACCATTAAGTGATAGATCTTCTCCTTTTATATGAAAATTTGTTCCTTGCCATCCGCTTCCACCGTCATAACAATCGTCAGCGTCTATTGTTTCGTTGTTATTTAAAAGCCAGTTGCATAACTTTTCAATAGTTTCTTGTTTAACTCTAAAAGAAAATCTTGCTTTTAATAATTCAACATCATTTCCATCGTATTGAATTCTTTTCATATTTCTATGTGGGTATTCTTTAATAATTTTCATAGTTTTAATTTTTTTTATTCATCATATAGATGTAATTTAAGTATTCTAAATTTTGTGTTGTTGTTGTTGTTTGATTTCCCATAGTTTTAATTTTTAAGTTTTGCTTCTTCAGTTATTTTAATAAATGCTTTATTCATTTTTTCGTTGTCGCTGTAATGGATGTTACAAATCTTCTTCATCCATTCGTTAAATTTGATTGCTTGTTCCATAGTTATTTGTTTTTAAAATTATTGTAAGCAGAAATTATTACTGCTGTTACTGCAGTTAGCACTAACACTGTAAAAGCTGTTTGAAGCACTAAACTTAATATTTTTTCATATTGTTCCATAATTTTAAATATTTACTTATCTAATTCGTTCTTCTAATATAAACTTTTCTCTTACTTGTATTGGGTTTAAACCATTCCAATAGAGCAGAAATTTAGGTACTTCAATTCCTTTTCGTGTGTAAATTTTATAGCCTCTTAATCGGTTGCAAAATTCGTAAAATGTGTCTGTCTGTTTCATAATGTTATCTGTTTTTAAATTAAATTAATAATTTTAGCTGTGTAATCAATTTTTAGTGTATCCATATCTGAACAAACTTTTTCAAACTCTTGTCGAGTATTATTTACAAAGCATAATAATCCTTTAATGTAAATTTCGTATCTTGTTGTTGGCATATCTTATTTGTTTTTAAATTGTTTAAGTAGTTGTTTTATTACATATTTATTTTCGTTTCGTAAGTTATCAAATAAGGTTAGCCATTGCCCGAATTTTATTACCTCTTCCTTACTATACATTTTCTTGTCTTGTTCTTGTTGCCATTTAGCAATATCTAACATAGATTTAATAACACTATCTCTACCACCTCTGTATCTTATTTCTAAATTTTTAGTGTTCTCAAATAATATTCTTTCTGCAGCTTCTTCAAGCGTTTCTTGTTCGCATAAATCTTTAGCTTCCTTTTCAACTTGTTTAGCTATTTCAATATTTCCATTTTCATTTAACCAATTATTAATTATGTTAGGTTCTTGTTTACCAACGAGAGTAATAGTAATACCTTTTTCTTTTTCTTTTTTCATAACTATAAAATAAAAAATGTTATTGTAAAAAATACTACCCAATAAACTGTGATTAGTAATACGTCTGATAATGTTAGTTTTGTTTTCATAATGTTTTGTTTTAAATTGTTATTATTTGATGAAGCAAATGTATAAGGTTACTTTCTAATAAAAAAATATTTTATCAATTATTTTTGTAATTTATAATAATTCTAAATAATAGCGTAACTTTTACACATAGCTAATAAGTCAATATTTTTAGCAATTAATGGAATATTTATACCTCTTTCAATAAGATACAATTCTTTTTTATCTTCAGCATATAAATTTTTTCTGTTTGTAATTGTTCTTATTCCGTGTAATGCTGTATCGTGTCCTCTATTTACTTTGGCACCTATTTCGCTTAATGTTTCTTTTGTGTATTTTCTTGCTAAATAAAAGTAAATAAACCTTGCGTTTGCTATGTGTTGCTTCCTTGACTTACCTGTTAAATCTTTATTATTTAGATTATAGTAAGTGCTTACAACTGTTATTAATTCGTTTAATGTGGTTTCAATCATTTGTAATTGTTTTTATTAATTTATCGTTATAATCGATTTCAAATATTATTTTTTTAATTGGTGCATCTAAAATTTTAAACGTATAAAACCAATGAAACTTTTCAACTCTATCTATTTTAATACTATTCATATGTAAATTTTTAGATATTGAATTTAAAACGCATTTATAATTATTGCCTTTTATGTTTATATCTTGTACAAAATTTGGTACAATTTCCAACGTGTTATTTTTACCTATTATTTTATTCATAACTAAAAATTTAAAACTTCTTTTACTTTTTCATTTGGGTATATTTTTCCTTTTCCATTTTGTAAACAAAAAGCAACAAAGCCTAATTCATTTAATTGATCAATCCTTAATTTCTGCAAAGGTTTTAAAGTATCTTTTGCTTCTTTTATTTCAATAAAAATTGTGGGTTCCGTTGGCTTTGTACAAATTAAATCAGGATATCCGTTTACATTTAACCTAATTGTTTTTAATACCAAATACCCTTTTGCTTGATATTCCTCTATTATTTTGGTCTGAAATTTTGACATCGGTTTCTTTTTTAAAATGATTAAGTGTGTATGGTGTTTTATTCTGTACCCTTTTGTAAATATTTAATTCAATGGTATTCTTTGCAAATATCCAAAATACATTATTTTCTAAACGTTCCTTTATAGTCATTCTATCCCTCGCTTGAAAATATGTTGTTGCACTAAAATCTATTTCAATCATTACAAGTGCATCGGCTTTGCTTAAATTAACTCCTTCCCTTCCACTAATAAACTGAAGTGCAAGCCATTTATCTGTAGTATTAAATTCATCAATATCGGTTGTTAATTTGTCTTTTAATACTTCTTTTAAACTTTCCAATTGTGCAACGTACTTATAAAATATTGCTATCTTTTCATTTTTAAATCGATCCGCAACGTAAATAGCTTTTGTGTTATCAATTATTAAACTTTTCTTTTCATCTATTTTTATAGTTCCGCTGGATAGTTGGTGTACCTTTTGCATTAATTTAGCACCTGTATCGGCTATTATTTCAACACCACTTGCACCACGTACAACTAAATCCTTTTTAAGTTTAGATATTATTTGATATGTTATAGGTTGCATTTCAACTTCTAAAACAAATTCGTTTACTTCTGAATAAAATTGTGCATCGGCTTGCGTAACGGTGCTTACAAAGTGCCTAATCATTCCTTTTATCTTTGCTTCATTTCCTTTTGAATAATCATTTACTATTGAATAGCCTAAATTCTTTTTTGTAACCTCAACAAAATCATTCGCCCATTTATAAAAATTAATATAGTTTCTAAAAGGAGAATGTTTACTCAATTGAAATTGGTGGAATATTTGAGAATAAGACTCTGGCGACATCGTTCCTGATAAAAGTAAAAGCATTTTTTCATTAAATCTTTTTCTTATATCTTTTTGATACTTACTTGCTTTTGGATATGCAGCGTATTGGTGTGCTTCATCTACAATTACAATATCAAAATCATTATTTAAAATGGTATGTAAACTTTCTTTATTTATAATAGTTAATTCAAAATCATAACCAAAGTTATTATAATCGGATTGAATACTTGAAAACGCTTTTATTTTAGTAATGAATAAAACCTTTTTAGCATTTACTTTTTTTGCTACTTCTAATGCAATTAAACTTTTTCCGCAACGTACTTGACCATTTAAATAATGTATCTTTCTACTTGGTAATAGGTTTGCAATATCTGTAGATATTTTTATCTGATAATCTCTTAATTCAAATCCCATAATTAAAAATCTATACCGTTATCATCTTCAATTATTTTTTCTTCTAAATTTGTAATTACAAATTTTCTAATACCTCCGTATGTAGTATCTTCTCTTTTCCATTGCTTATAATCAAAATACATACCTAGCCAACGCCCAAACCAACTCGCATTCATATTACGTGGGATTTCTCTTGTACCATCTGAATAAGATTGTAGTATTTCTTTTGTTGTATAGTATTGATTATTTTTCCATAAAAACTCGTTTTCGCAAAAGTCAAAGAAATCCTCACAAGTGTTTGCAATTACCTTTTTAGTTTTACCTGTTTTTAATTCTGAAAACAAAAGACCATTTATAAAATACTTTTGAATATTGCAAACCATATAATTAAAAAATGCATTCCATTCTTGAGTATTCCATCCACTAAAAAACAATTTACCAAATTCATTAATGGGTTTATAGGTTTTAGAATAGTGCCTAAAAAGTTCAATTTCAATTTTCCTTGCATCGTGTGAATCCCCAACTCCAGATAAAATATAATTTGAAGTAAATAATATTTTAGGACTTCTTGAAAATGGAATTTCAATTGGCTGTAGGTTCTTTTTATTTAAAACTAAATTACCAGTAATAATAGAAAATAATGTTTCAAATTTAAAAGACCTATCCATATCATCAAAGCAAATAATGTTATCATCTAAATTAATTGTTTGATATGGGAACTGTCCTTTGTTATTAAATTCCTTACCGTTTAAAGTAACTAATTTTCTGCATTGTCCTAATGCTTTTGATATTAAAGTTTTACCAGTTCTACCGCTTGGATTGTCGTTTAAAGTTTCATCATAAAACACAATAGCTAAACCCTCGTCTTGTTTCTTATAATTGTTTAAAAGGTATCCTAATGATGCTTCAATTATTAATTTTCTTTTTTCTTCTTGGTTTGAAACATTTAAAATAAACTTTTCAAAATCTGAAGTTTCATCGCTATAAATATAATCGTGTTCAATTATGTTTTTTTCCCAAACAAAACCACCAATATTAATATAATCAATTAATTCCGTTTTGTCTTTTGTAATTTTTAAAACGCCATTTTTAAAGAATAGATAAGAATTAAACTCATCATCTCTAATCATTGCCAAATCTTTAGTTGCTAATTGGTTTAAATATCCCTCTGTAAATTTAGCCGTAGATTTTGCAAAGAAATTATAAACGTGCATATCAACCTCAACAACGTGGTTTAAAACAAAATCTTTTATATTAGTTTCATTGGTTTCGTTTATGATATTATTATAAACACGTACAAATGTAAATTCCTTTTCATTTAGTTGCACTTTATAAAAACCTCTATTCTCTAAAAACAACTTAAATTTATAATCGTTTAAAGATAGTTTACCATTTTTATCAGTATCCCAGAATATTAAAAAATCATCTTCAAAATCAAAATCTATTATATCTTCAATATCTGAATCCTCCAAGCCTTCTTTTCGAAATTCCTTTTTCGCTTTCTGAACCCCCTTTTTTAAAATATCCTGTGCCTCCCTCACTTTGTTGTCATCTACTAATGTAAGTGAATCAAACTCGCTTGTGTTTTTATATGCAGATTTAATAATGGTTTCAAGTTCGCTATCTTCAAGTCCAGCATTATAAAATGATTTAAAAAGATTTAATGCTTCAGTACTTTGCAAACCAGCTCTATTTAAACCAGCAGCCAATTTAAAAAGATTGTTGTTTCTTTCGCCTGCGTTTAATGTAAACTTTTTATTAAACCATTTGATAATAACATCTACTTTTTTATTAGTATCGTTAATTACAAAGTGTTTAGGGAACTTATTATTACGAGTTACTTCTGTATATTCTTTCATTAAAACCCATTCTTTTGAGTTTTCATTTATAAACAAATCAGGATCGTAACTTTCGTAACATACTCTTGAAATATCTTTTGTAGCTGTATCTAATTTAGAGTCAAAAGTTTCACAAATTGCCTCGTAATATTTTTTATAATTAGCTATATCTTTCGGAACTTTTACAATTGCTTTCACTCCGTCACCAGATGGACTTACAAATGCTGAATAAATATATTCATTATCCATTAAAGAATCCCTTAAACAATTAGCATCTTCAATAGTACCAACATCGTCAAAATCTAAACAAGCAAACCCTGAATGATTAATAATGTTTTTTACAGCTCGCCTTGAAAATTCGCCACTAAAACAAATTGATTTTAATTTAGCTTTTTCAATGTTTCTGTTTTTTTTATCTTCAATTTTTCTAATAGCTTGTATTTTGCTTTTATTAGAACCATCTTTAAAAGACATTAAAACTTCGTTAATATCTTTGTAGAAAGGATTTTCAGTATCCTTTACGTGTGCAAAAACCGTTACCATTACAAAATGTAATTATAGAAATAAACATCATTTGAATTACTTACAAATTCAAAGGTGTATTCTTCAAATCCGTCTATTTTTACTTCAATTTTTTTTGGTGGTTCTTTTTTTAAAGCTAAATCTTTTAAAAGAATGTGATACGCAGTTGAGTGTATCATTTTTTGTACGCTTTGATGTGTAGTATCAAAATCAAAGTCGTCTTTGTTTAAAACAAATAATTTCATAGAATAAATAATTAATAATTAATAAAAGCAAATATACAAAATAATTTAATATAAAAAACACATTTATATTTTTTTTATTTTAATACAGCAAAACAGCATTCAAACAGCAAATAAAAAAAATGCTGTATAGTGCGAAGTATTGATTTTATTATACCTAACAAAAAACAATACAGCAAAACAGCATTTTTTCAACTTTTGACCAAAAAAAAATTTTTTTATACTTTTTTAAAAATATATATAAAGAATAGGGCGTTTCCCTGTGTTTTGCTGTATTGCGTATAATAACAAAAAAACCACCCGTTAAGGTGGTTTCTTCTTCACTATTGGCTAGACACGCAAACAGCAAACTGATGTATTTTAAAAATCTAAATCTTCATCGCTTTCAGTTTCTAAAACTTCAGCATCTTGCACTTCAATATTTTCAATTGTAGGCTTTTTAAGGTATTGTTGTAAGTATGTATCTAATTCATCAAATATTGAATCTGCAGATAAAACCTGTTCATCTGTAATTGAACTTTGAAATTTAAACTCTGGAGTCCAAAACTTAACAGCACCTTTTTTTCCAGCTTTTGCAGTTGCAACCTCAACCCATTCATCTGCAAGCCTTGACTTGTTTCTATTAAAGAAGTCGCCCCATTCTTTTACGCTTGCACCTTTTAATTGTAGATTAGCAAGTGTGTTATCTTCTAACATAACATAAATTGATTTATGGTATTTAGCACCTGCAGAAACAACAGCGTCTTTAATATCTTTGTT